GTCATTCTTAAGATAAGGCGACAGGTAAACAGGCAGGAGTAAGCAGGAGTATGGCTAAACAGACCGACTATATCTTGAAATATTATCAGCAAATCGTAGATGGTCGGATTACTGTTGGGAAGTGGGTCAGATTAGCCTATGACATGGTGGTTGACGGTCTTGAAACGAAGAAATTCACGCATGACCTGAAGAAATCGAACCATGCTATCAACTGGATCGAGCACCATTGCTTCCATACCGAGGGAAAACTTGCTCCGAACGAGTTCAAACTGGAGTTATGGGAGAAAGCATTCATTTCTGTCATGTTTGGCATCGTTAATGAGGACGGAGACCCATACTTCAATGAATTGTTTTTACTGGTAGCAAGAAAGAACGGTAAATCACTTCTAGGCTCTGCCATCTGCCGATACAAATGGATCAACGGTGGATTTGGTGCGAGAGTCTACAACATTGCACCAAAACTCGACCAAGCGGATATCGTTTATGGCAACGTTTGGACGATGACTACACTAGACCCTGAATGGCAGGAAAAGGAACGGCTCCGGAAAGAGCGTGATGTCCACAAGCGGAAACTGAACGAAGATGACCCAACGCAGGAACGGCACAGGATGACGGATTTGTATCTTCCTGCGACTACCTCAACGATGAAGAAGATTGCCTTTTCAGCGAAGAAGAGTGATGGCTTTAACCCTTCACTTTTTTTGTTGGATGAGGTGTCCAGTTGGGAAGGTGACAAAGGTCTGAAGCAGTATGAAGTCATCACTTCAGCTTTCGGTGCTCGACCTGATGCACAGGCTCTGTCCATTACTACTTCCGGCTACATCAATGACTCTGTATTTGATGAACTGATGAAGCGGTCAACGAGTCTGCTGCTTGGCAATTCAAAAGTCACGAATCTGTTTCCGTGTCTCTACATGATTGATGACGAGGACAAGTGGAACGATATCGAGGAACTGAAGAAATCGAATCCTAACCTTGGTGTTTCTATTCGAGTGAAGTTTCTTCTCAATGAGATTGCCAAAGCTGAAGAATCTCTTTCAAAACTGGCAGAGTTCAAAACGAAATACTGTTGCATCAAGCAGAACAGTTCACAGGCTCTGCTCGACACCAAGACGGTTGATAAATGTGTTGGTGCTCCGTTGGATCTAAATGATTTCCGAGGGCATTACTGCGTTGGTGGAATTGACTTGTCACGCACTACCGACCTGACGGCTTGCTGTGTTGTAATCGAGAAAGACGCAGAATTATTTGTGTTCTCAAAGTTTTTCTTGCCATCAGAAAAGATAGATGAAGCCACTGCGAAGGATGGAGTGCCGTATAGGGCATACATCCAAAGAGGTTTCCTAGTTCCTTCCGGTGAAAACTTTGTGGATTATAACGATTGTTTCAACTGGTACAAGGAACTGCTGGAGAAATACGAAATCATGCCGTTAAAGGTCGGCTATGACCGTTATAACTCACAGTACTTAACACAGGATATGCTGAACTATGGTTTCCATATGGATGATGTCTATCAGGGCGAAAATCTTTCCGGTGTAATCGATGAACTGGTCGGACTGATGAAAGACGGCAAGGTTCATATAGGAGACAACGATCTGCTGAAGATTCATCTGTTAGATTCGGCAGTCAAACAAAATTCAGAAACACAGCGGAAGCGACTGATTAAGGTCTCTGCCAATGTGCATATAGATGGAATGGCATCCTTATTGGATGCGATGACCGTTAGACAGAAATGGTATTCGGAGATAGGCGGTCAATTAAAGAATGAGAGGTCATGATGGGATTATTCGATTGGATCTTTAAAAAGCCGAATGTCGATAGAGCGTATCACAATGACGGCTACTTTCAGACACTGACCGCATACCGTCCGCATTTCACAACATGGAACGGTGAACTGTTTGAGTCGGAACTGGTGCGGTCTGCTATCGATGCGAGAGCAAGACATATATCGAAGCTGAAGGTTGAAATTGTAGGAGCAGCACAGCCGACTCTACAGACAAAACTAAAACTGAAGCCGAATAACTGGCAGACATGGCAACAGTTCCTATACAGAACAAGCGTGATACTGGATATGCACAATTCATGTGTCATCGTTCCTGTTTATGATTCTCTGATGAATCCTGTCGGTTATTATCCAGTGTTACCTACCAAGTGTGAAATCGTCCAGTCCAATGGAATCCCATTCCTGCGGTTTGAGTTCACCAAAGGACAAAAGGCTTCTACTTACCTTGAAGAATGTGCCATCCTCACGAAATTCCAGTACAAGAGTGATTTCTTTGGGGAGAGCAACAGAGCACTGGACTCCACCATGGACATGATTCACATGGATAAGCAAGCCATAGATGAAGCAATCAAGAATGGTGCCAGCTACCGCTTCTATGCCAAACTTAATAACTTCAGTAGTACCGAGGATCTAAAGAAGGAACGGATGCGTTTCTCTGAAGCCAATCTGAAGACCGCTGAAGGTGGTGGACTGCTTTTGTTCCCCAATACCTATGCGGATATCCATGAACTGACGAATCAGTCTTATACAGTGCCGGAAGCGGAACTGAACGAGATCAGGACGAATGTCTATAACTATTTCGCAGTGAATGAAGACATCCTACAGTCAAGAGCATACGGAGATGCATGGTCTGCTTTCTATGAAAGTGTTGTTGAACCATTCGCCATCCAGTTCAGCGAAACAATGACGAATGCAATCTTCACGGACAAGGAACGGTCATACGGAAATTATGTAATGGCTACATCCAACAGATTGCAGTACATGACCACAACGGAGAAACTGAATGTCAGTTCACAGATGGCAGACAGAGGAATCATGAATCGTGATGAAATCCGTGAGATTTGGAATCTGCCACCGCTGCCGAATGGGCAAGGACAGGCTTACACGATTCGTGGCGAATATTATCTGATGAATGAAGACGGAACATTCACGAAGGAAGGAGTAACCGATGCCAGTGAAGAATGATAGAGAATACAGAAATCTTGGCTCATTTGAGCCGAATGAAAACTTCATCGTAGAAGGGTACGCTTCGACATTTGAACCGTATCTGTTATTCAGAGATGGAGATATGGAGTTTTACGAAGAAATCGATCCTAGGGCATTTGACGAAGCTGATATGTCAGATGTTGTGTTCCTGCGAGACCACACAGGAAGCGTTCTAGCGAGGACGAAGAACGGTGCGATTGAATTATCGACCGATGCACATGGACTGCACACACGCACCGATTTGAGCCTTACAGAACGGTCTAAAGAAATGTATGAGGACATTGCCGTGAAGAACTACACGCAGATGTCCTTTTCATTTGTGGTCGGACAGGATACCTACATCGAACGTGGCAATCAGATCGTACGTCACATCGACAAAGTGTCCAAGGTTTATGACATTTCAGCAGTGGCATTTCCTGCCAATCCTGCAACAGACATCGGTATCGCATATCGGTCTCTTTTTGACGGAGTGATTGAAAAGAGAGAAGCGGAGAGACTGAAAGCCGAGATGAGAGCCAAGGCTGTCGCAAGACTGAAGCTGAAACTGAAGTTAGAAGGAGAGACCCATGGAAATTAAAGACATGAACATGGAACAGATTGAGTCTCGCATGGCAGAGATTCGTGGTCTTCTTGACTCCGAAGATGCTGACATCGAAGCACTCAACACCGAAACAGATGCTCTGATTGAACAGAGAAATCTGCTGATTCAGAGAGCAGAAGAAAAGAGAAGTCTGCTCGACAAGGTTGCTACCAGCAATCTCGAACCAATCGCAAAAGTAGAGGAGAGAACTGAAATGAGCGAAGTAAAAGAAACAAGAAAAGCCGAAATGGTTGATGCTCTTGCTGAATACATCAAGGGCAACGCTACACCGGAACAGAGAGCAATGCTCCTGACCACAAATGCATCCGGCACTGTAAAAGTCAGCGACATCGTTGACGATTACATTTGGACTGACTGGGAGAAGTCCAGCATCCTGTCGAGAATCCGCAAGGTCTATGTCAAGGGCAACTACTCTGTACAGTATGAAGCATCCGCAACTGGTGCTGTTAAGCACACAGAAGGTGCTGCTGCTCCGACAGAAGAAACTCTGACACTGGGTACAATCAATTTCGTTGCCCAGTACTACAAGAAGTGGATTCGTGTTTCTGACTCTGTTCTCGCTCTGCGTGGCGAAGCATTCATGAACTATCTGATGGACGAGTTCGGGCATCAGCTTGCTCTTGCTCTTGAGAATGCAGTTGTCGCAGAAATCACAGCATCCACACTGACTGCATCTGTTACAAATCCGATTGACAACACAGCAGCCATGGCAGGATTCGCAAAACTGTCTGACGAAGCAGTCAATCCTGTTGTTATTGTCTCCAAGCAGACATATGCAGACATCATGAACGAAAGAGCCACCACTGGTGGGAAGATTGAAGATCCGTTCAACGGCATGGAAGTTCTGTTCAATTCCACAGTCACAGGCATGCTTGTCGGTGACCTCGATGGTGTTGTCGCAAACTTCCCTGAAGGTGAAGACTTTAAGTTCATCATCGATACCAATTCACTGGCTGAACAGGATCTTGTCAAGATTGTCGGCAAAGTCATGGCTGACATTCACCTCGTTCGTCCGAACGGCTTCGTTAAAGTCACTGCTGCGTGATGAAAGCGAAAGTATTAAAAGACTGCTATATCGAAGTTAAGGCAGGACAGATAGTCGAAGTA